CGACAGCAAGGGCACGTACACGGTCGACGAGCTGATCGCGACGCTCCGGACCATGCCAGGCGACTGGCCCGTGCTGGTCAACGACAAGCACGGCTTCTCCCGGAACGTCAGCCGGGTCGGGTTCGGCGATCAGTTCGATCCGCGCGACCCGGCCGGGACCAGGACGAGCCACGCGATCCTCGACACCGAGGCAAGGGAGCCCGGGCTGTGAGCTACGACGTCTACCTCGTGCCCGAGGACGACACCGGGCTCGAGTCAGCCCTGTACCTCTGGGAGCGGAACCACACCTCCAACACGTCACCGATCTGGCGCGCAGCGGGCTGCGACGTCGCCGAGTTCGACGGCCGGCGTGCCAGCGAGCTCGGGCCGGCCGCTGTCCGCGCCGTCGCGGCGATCACCGCCGATCCGGACAAGTACCGGCCGATGGAGCCCGAGAACGGCTGGGGCACCGTCGCGTCGACCGTGTGCTTCCTCGCGGAAATCTGGCAGGCATGCTCCCAGTGGCCCGAGGCCACCGTGCGTGTATCAAGATGACTGCCGGCCCCACACTGCCCGAACCGGTACGTGGGGCGCACGGACCCAAATAGAGGTCCACCTGTTGCACAGAAGTTGACACACGAACCGAAATAGGTTCAGGATGCCGACATGGCAAGCGAACCCATTTCGGTCCAGCACCACGCCGTGGAGGCCTCGAACTGATGGACCTGTCCTCGGACACCCTGCGTGCCCCGCACTACGCGCCGCACCAGCACGACGGCCACCAGGCCGAAGACACCACCAGCACCACCCCCGCGGCGCTCGCGGCAGAGCAGGGGGTCTGAGTGCCATGGGCACGTGTCGGCGACAACGCCGCAACGTACCCGGCGCTGATGCAGATCGCGTCTCCCGAGGACGAGCGGCTGCTGAATGAGGCGTTCGGGTGGCTCATGCGGTGCGCGTTCCAGGCCGCAGGAGGGAAGACCGACTACGTGATCGACGTCGGCACCGCGTACATGCTCGGCGGTTCGCGGACCGCCGAGCTGCTGCGCCTGTGCGTGGCCGCAGGGCTGCTGACGGAGACGAAGACGCCGCAGGGTTTCAAGGCGTGGCTCCTGGTCCAGGACCCCGAGTTCGTGCACCTGCGGCTGAAGGCGGAGGTGGACTGGGAGAACCAGCAGCGCAACGACACCCGCGACCCGCATCTGATCGTGCCCGTGCGGCGTCGCGACGGCGACAACTGCCGGTGGTGCGGCGTCCTGGTCCAGTGGAACGGGAGGCGGAGCAACAGGACCGGGACCTACGACCACCTGCGCCCGGGAGAGGCGGGGAGCGTCGACACCATGGTCGTCGCCTGCATCCGCTGCAACTCGGGCCGCAGGGACAACATCGAACTCTGGGACGACAACCACCAGCTGCGCCAGCCGCCGAAGAACCCCCGGTACGGCGCGGCGTCGGTGGCGTTCCTCGGAAAGAACGGATGGGACGTCGAGCAGAACGTCCGCAGCGACGGCGCCCCGGTGGAGGCTGGCGCGGAGGCAGTGCGCGAGGACATCGCAGCACGCACCGCGACACCTGCCGAAGAGCGCCCGGCGCCGGACCTCGCCGACACCCCAGTCGCGAGCGCCGTGGAGCCCGCGCCGCCGCCCGACGGCGGGAAGTCGAGTTCTGAGGTCGACGAAACGAATTCGGCCCGGGTCGGGTCGGGAATGGATGGGTCGGGTTCTGGGTCGGGTAGCCAGCGGGACGGGGTGACGCCTGCCTCTGGTGCGCCCTCTGGTGGTCGTCGCCGTCGGCGTAGGGGGAAGCGAGGCAGAGGCAAGAAGGGTGAGCAGACCGGGGGAGTGCCTGACCAGGAGACACAGGGTCCGCCGAGCTGGGCGATCGATGAGAACGAAGGAGGGGCACAGCATGACGACGACGTGTAGCCACGAATGGCAGCCCAGCGAGCCCGGCCCGGGTTACGAGTGCCTGGTCTGTGAGGAGACGACGCACGCCTGCATCGACTGCGGTCGGGCGATGGCCACGAGCCTGCTGGTGTGCGACCGGTGTCTCGAGCGCGCCAAGCGCGTAGTGAGCGACGTCGCGCAGTGGATGACCGAGCACACCTACGGCGTGAACCTCGTGACGCTGCGCGCGGTGCGGTACGACCGTGACCGTCCCGGAGCGACCGACGACGCTCGGCTGCCGTTCGGGCTCGACGCCGTGGTGGTCGACCCGGAGGACACGCGCATCAGCGCGCTGAAGCACCCGGACGACGCCGTGGCGATCCTGCGGAGCTGGTCGCGGTCCTGGGCCGACCTCCGTGGCGACGTGATCGACGACGACGAGCTGGGGTACCTGCTGGACCACGTCCTGTGGGCGATCCAGAACCAGGCCGACTCCGACTGGCCCCAGTTCATCGACGAGGCTCGGCAGGTCCGCGCCGTCGTGCGCCGGCTGCTGGGCATCGCACCGGAGCCGGAGCCCGTGCCGTGCGTGCACTGCGGCGGCCGCATCGTGCGCGACTGGACCGACGACGGGCTCGACGACGTCCGCCGCTGCACCCGGTGCGGCATGGAGTGGGAGACATACGCGCGCCTGCTCCACACCAACGCGCTGGTGCTGCACGCCCTGCCGGAGACGGACCCGGACGCTCTCGCGACCCGTGAGCAGATCTGGCGCGTCTACCCGCAGCTCCACCCGGCCACGCTCCGCAAGTGGATCCAGCGCGGCCACGTCCAGCCGCACGGCAAGGACGTACGCGGCCAGGACGTCTACCGGCTCGGCGACATCGCCGCACGCCTCAACCACGATGACGACCCCCAGGAAGGGACAGTCGCATGACCAGTACCACCGCACCGCCCGTGTCCGTCGGCGACCGGGGCATCGCTCTGTCGAACGAGATCCTTCGCACCGTGGTCGGCTCCGGCGTGCACGGCATGGCGATCTCCGGGACGGACGACCACGACGAGATGGGCGTCTACGTCGAGACGCGCGAGCAGCTGCTCGGGCTCGCGCCGTCGGCGGAGCACTACATCTCGCGCACCCAGCCCGAGGGCGTCCGCTCCGGGCCCGGTGACACCGACCTGGTGCTCTACTCGCTGCGGAAGTACATGCGCCTGGCGGTGGCGGGAAACCCCACGGTGCTGACGATCCTGTTCGCGCCGGCGGACGCGGTGCTCGTGTCGACACCGCTGGGGCAGGAGCTGGCCTCCCTCACGCCGTCGATCCTGTCGATGAAGGCGGGGCACCGCTTCCTCGGCTACCTCGACGGGCAGCGCGAGCGCATGATCGGCGGCGGCAACCAGAGCCGGGTCCCGAACCGGCCTGAGCTGATCGCCGCGCACGGCTACGACACGAAGTACGCGAGCCACGCGCTGCGCCTCGGCCTGCAGGGCCTGGAGCTGGTCACCACCGGCCGCCTGCAGCTCCCGATGCCGGACTTCCACCTGGAGCTGTGCATGGAGGTGAAGCGCGGCGACGTCGACTTCACCGAGGCACTGCGCCGGGTGGACGCCGTCCGCGCGCAGCTCGCCGCGGCGCTCGACCAGCGCACCTCTCCTCTGCCCGACCGGCCCGCCATGGGATTCATCAACGAGTGGCTGGCCGAGGCGCACGAGAAGCACTGGGCGGACCAGCGCGCAACGCGCCGGTGAAGGCGCACCCGAGCAACCAGGCAGTGACCGAAGTAGACCGAACGAAGAAGGGCTTCCCCATGACCGAGCACCTCGCCGACCACGTCATCAGCTGGGCATCCATCCTCGAGAAGAAGACCCGCGAGCAGGCCGTCATCGCCTCGGGCATGCCGTTCATCTACCCGCACATCGCGCTGATGCCAGACGCGCACCTCGGCAAGGGCGCCACGGTCGGATCCGTGATCCCGACTCTGGGCGCGATCATGCCTGCCGCCGTCGGCGTCGACATCGGGTGCGGCATGATCGCCGTCCGCACCCAGTGGACCGAGGACGACGTGCGCGCGGCCGGCCCCCTGCGGCGACTGCGCGAGGACATCGAGTCCCGCGTACCGGTGTCGGCCGGGCAGTACAACACGGCCCTGACCGCGAGCGCCGAGCGCCGGGTCAAGGAACTGGAGGAGAAGGCGGAGCGTGCGGGATTCGACCCGGACACCTACGCCGCGAACTGGCGGCTGCAGCTCGGCACGCTGGGCTCGGGCAACCACTTCCTGGAACTGAGCATCGACGAGGAGGGCGCCGCCTGGATGTTCTTGCACTCCGGCTCACGCGGCGTGGGCAACCGGATCGCCCAGCACCACATCAAGGTCGCGCAGGCCGCGATGAAGAAGTGGTGGATCACGCTGCCGGACCCCGACCTGGCCTACCTCGTCGAGGGCACGCCGGAGTTCTGGACGTACATCCGCGAGCTGCGCTGGGCGCAGGACTTCGCGGCCGCGAACCGCGAGGAGATGATGGACCGCGCGCTGGCCGCGCTCGAGCAGCACATGGGGCAGTCCGTGGTCGAGCAGGACCGGGTCAACTGCCACCACAACTTCACCGAGCAGGAGCGCCACTTCGGCAAGGAGGTCTGGGTCTCGCGCAAGGGCGCGATCAAGGCCGACGTCGGGGACGCCGGCCTGATCCCGGGGTCGATGGGCACGGCGTCCTACGTCGTCGTCGGCAAGGGCAACCGCCTCTCGCTGAACTCCAGCCCGCACGGCGCCGGCCGCAACTACTCCCGCGCGGCCGCGCGCCGAACGTTCAGCCACGAGCAGCTGCGCGAGGCCATGGTCGGGATCGAGTACCGCGACACCGACGCCTTCATCGACGAGATCCCCGCGGCGTACAAGGACATCGACCAGGTCATGGCCGACGCCGCGGACCTCGTCGAGATCCGGCACACCCTGCGCCAGATCGTGAACGTGAAGGGCGACTGACCATGAGCCAGATCTGGAAGACGCCCCTCAACCTGGAGGGCGACACCACCACGACCATCGAGCACGGCGGCCGCGAGGTACTGCACGCCGGGCTGGACGCGAACGGGCTGCCCTGCGTCTGGCACTGGGCACCGGTCGCACCCAGCGAGGTCCACACGACGTCTGTCGTGCTGATCGGGACCGGGGTGCCTGTCGACGGCCTTCTCGCCCCGGACGTGTGGGGGCGCCACGTCGGCACGTTCGTGTACGGCCCCCTGGTGCTGCACGCCTTCGAGACGGTGGCCCGGCCGTGACCCTGCCTGAGTTCCTGACGGCGCGGTACGACGAGCGAGAGGCGCTGTTCGCCGTCGCCCAGTTCGACGAGGTCGCCTCCGCGCGCGGGCCGGGCTGGGGGAGGCGCTGCTGCCCGCTCTGCGACACCTACCTCTGGGAGGGCACCGAGCCCTCGACCGAGGATGGCTTCATCCTGCACCAGGAGGAGCGCCACGACCGCGAGCACACACTCGCTAACCTGGCGGCCAAGCGGGCGATCGTGGCGCACGAGACCGCGGGGCGCCGCGGGCGCGGGGGCGGCCCGCGGCTCGTGCACAGCAGCCACGGCATCTACCGGGACGTCGACATGACCGACCGGCTCACGCTGGAGGAGGTCGCTGCGTGGGAAGCCGAGTGGACCGACCCGATCACCGACACTCCCGTGCTCCGTCTCCTCGCCCAGCCGTACGCCGATCACCCCGACTTCGACGAGAGGTGGCGAGCGTGAGCTCCGAGAAGGACGGGATGGCGTGGGTCCCGGCGGTCGCGATGTCCGTGGCTTTCATCACGGCTGTCGGCCGCCGCGCGGCGGATCACCAGATGGAGGTCGAGCGGCTCACCATGCAACTGGCCGTGCTCGTCCCGGCCGACCGGCGCGAGACGGTGCAGGCCGAAGTTGCACGGCGCCGCGACCTGTTCACTGCGTCCTGGCGCGAGTCACCCCGGCTCGGCCAGGCCCCGGACCTCGCCGCCCTCCGGTCCGTGGCGGACGACATCACTGCTGGGAGGTGGCTGCTGTGACCATCACCGAGTTCCTGACGGCGCGGTTCGACGAGGACGAGGCGGTGGCCCGGGCAGCCTTGCATGCGCCCGGGTCTGATGACTGGTCGTGGTCCGACGTCGACTATCACTCCGGAGTCGCGGAGGACCACGGCCTGCGCTGGAAGCCGGAGCGCGTCCTCGCCGACATCGCGGCCAAGCGGGCGATCGTAGAGCGGCACGCGCCCTACGACGACATCCATGTGCGGCGACAGACTCGCACGCTCGCCGGCGACACGCTCCGTCTGCTCGTCCAGCCGTACGCCGAGCACCCCGACATCGACCCAGCGTGGAGGACACCGTGAAAATCCACCGAGCCTGGGCCAAGGCAGCGCGGGACGTCGAACGGCGACGTGCTGCCTTGGCCGAAGTGGGCGACCACAGCGGCCCAATCACCCGCACCGCTGCCCGCTGCATCACGTTCCTGCGCTACGTACTGATCAGAGAGGGATGAGCATCTGCCCGCTGATGCTGCGTGCGCGACACGCTGTCTCACCAGGCATCACGTGCACACCTGACGGTGGATCAGGTACTGTCACGCCTGGTGGGTCTTGGCGACCCCACAAACAGGATCCACGAGGGGCCCGACCAGTCACTGGTCGGGCCCTTCGTCGTTCCCAACGCCGCGGTGTGGAGGAGCTCGGTCACCTCGCTGGCCCCATAAGCCAGAGACGCCCGTTCGAATCGGGCCACCGCCACCACGTACGAGGGGGTGACCCACCCCATGGCTGGACGCCGGTGCCCCGGTCGAGATGCCGGGCCCGACGGCCAGCCGAGGGCGTGCCCCACGATCCTCACCCGAGGGCAGCGCTACTGCCCCCGTCATGCCCGTGCCCGTGAGGCACGGCGTGGTGCACGACAGCAGCGTGGATACGACGCCGAGCACGACAAGCAGCGAGCGAGCTGGCAGGACCGCATCGACCGTGGCGAGCGAGTGGTGTGCGCGACGTGCCCCACGGTGCTGACCGGTCGGGCCTGGCAGCTCGGCCACGACCACGAGCACGGCGGCTACCTCGGCCCGCAGTGCGTGCCGTGCAACGCAGCCGACGGCGGCCGGCGCGGGGCGCTCGCGGCTCGCTCGAGCTGACCTCCATCTCGCCCCCTCGACCGCCCCGCACGGCACCCCAGGGGGGTACCCCTCCGGCCCCGATCGAAGGACCGCCGGGGAGGGCCGCGCAATGTGCGGAGGGTTCAAGATTTCCTGAAAAACGGCCTCTGACCTGGGGCTTCACGCCTGGCGGCGGTGCGATACCGCTGCCTGCTCGACGTCGGTGCGACACCGGCCAAGGAGTGATCAGTGACGACTCACGGAGGCGCACGCAACCGCAGCGGACCACCGGTCGACCCGTCATCGGGCCGCTCGGACCGCCGCGGCCTGAAGTTCCTGATGCTGCCGGCCGAGGGCTACGCCGAGGGCGCGCCGGCCGACTTCCCGCTGCCGCGCATCCAGCGGTACGCGACCACCGGATCGGGCAAGGACCGCGAGACGGTCTACGACCGGACCGGTTCCGACAAGCTCCGCAAACGCGAGCTGCAGATCTGGCGCGACGTCTGGACCACGCCCCAGGCCGCGGCGTGGGCCATGCCACGCTGGCGCTGGCTGTGGCCGACGATCGGCGAATACTGCCGCCTCAAGGCGCTCGTGGAGTCCGCGCCGGACTCCAACGCCGCGCTGGTGGCGCAGCTGCACCGGTACCGCGACCAGGTGGGCCTGACGAAGGCGGGGATGCGCGAGCTCGGCTGGGACATCGCCGAGGACGCGCTCGCGGCCCGGCGCCAGGAGCGCGACGAGCGGCCGGCTGACGCGTCGGCGGCACCGGCACGCACGCGGCGGCTGAGGTCTGCCGGTGGCGGCGCCTGAGGTCGAGGCTGCCGAGTTCGTACTGCCCGAAGACTTCCTGACGCTGGGGGACCTGGCCGACGCGTGGATGGTGGCTCACTGCCGCACGCCGGACGGGTTCGCTCGTGGGAAGCCTCTGACGCAGGCGGACTGGCAGTTCTGGTGCACGGCGCACCGGTACGCGATCCGGCAGAACGCCGAGTTCGTGCCGCCGGAGGAGGTCGGCCCGGACCGGCCGCCGGTGCTCAACCAGGCGTTCGTGTACCAGCAGACGCTGATCGTCGGACCGCAGAAGCTCGGCAAGGGCCCCTGGACGGCATCGCAGGTCGCGTTCGAGGCGTGCGGGCCGTCGGTGTTCGCCGGGTTCGCGCGCGGCGGCGAGCTGTACCGCTGCGACGACAACGGGTGCCCGTGCGGGTGGACCTACGCCTACCTGCCCGGCGAGCCGATGGGCATGCGGCACCCCTCGCCGCTGATCCAGATCACCGGGTTCTCCGAGGACGGCGCCGACAACATCTACCGGCCGCTGCGGGCCATGATCCGCCTGGGGCCGCTGAAGCACATGCTCGCCGTGCGCGAGGGCTTCATCCGCGTGCTGGGCCTGTCGGACGACGACGACCTGGACCGGATCGACGTCGTGACGTCGTCCGCGAACTCCCGGCTCGGTAACCCGATCTCCGACGCAGAGCAGGACGAGCTGGGGCTGTGGACCGGGCCGAACAAGATGCAGAACGTCGCCGACACGCAGGCTCGTGGCGCGGCGGGCATGGGCGGTCGGACCCACGGCACCACCAACGCGTGGGACCCCGCACAGAACAGCGTCGCGCAGCAGATCTACGAGGCCGGCGACGACGACGTCTTCATCTTCTACCGCAACCCCGACGTCGCCCTGGTGGGCCTCGACGGCAAGCCGCTGCGCTACTCGCGCTTCGCGGACCGCCAGCGCATCCATGCCTACGTCTACAAGGGCTCGTGGTGGGTCAACCTCGACTCGATCGAGGGCCGCGCGGCGAAGCTCCTCAAGCGCGACCCGGCGCAGGCCGAGCGGTTCTTCGGCAACCGGCTCCTGCCCGGGTCCGGCGCCTACATCCCGGACGGGCTGTGGGTCCAGCGCACGGTGAAGCGCACCCCGAAGCCACAGATCACGCTCGGCTTCGACGGCTCGACGTCTGGCGACTGGACGGCGCTGCGGGCCGAGGATCTGACCGGGCTGCGGTTCACGCCGACCTACGACGTGGGCGGCGAGACCCGCTCCACGATCTGGAACCCGACCGAGCACCCGAACGGCCGGATCCCGCGCTCGGAGGTCCGCGCCGCGGTGGCGCACATCTTCGCGAACTACGAAGTGAAGCGCATGTACTGCGACCCGCGCGACTGGCAGACCGAGATCGACGAGTGGGCCACGACCTACGGCGAAGAGGTCGTCGTGGCGTGGCCTACCAACCAGATCGGCCGCATGTTCGACGCCCTGAACCGGTACCTGACCGACCTCTCCGAGGACGCGACGGCCCACCTCGAGGACCGCACGGTCGCCACCCACGCGGGCAACGCGATCAAGATCGCCAAGCCCGGCGACAAGTACATCCTCACCAAGCCCTCGGACCACCAGAAGATCGACGCCCTCATGGCTGACGTGCTCGCCCACGAGGCCGCGGCGGACGCCCGGGCCGAGGGCTGGGAAGCCGAAGACGACCGCATGTTCATGTTCCGGTGACGCCCCAGAGGAGGTGACCTGTGGTCGAACTCCTCCGCTTGTCTCGCCTGTCCGACGAAGAGAACCGCGTGCTGACGCGGCTCGGCGCGAACGCAGCCAAGCGGCGGCGGATCGACAGCAGGCTCGACCGGTACTACGAGGGCCAGCAGCGCCTGGACCAGCTCGGCCTGGCCGTGCCGCCCGAGCTGCGTCGGTTCGAGACCCTGGTCAACTGGCCCCGTACGGGCGTGGACGAGGTCGAGCGGCGCCTGGACGTCAAGACGCAGATCATGCCTGGCGAGGAGACTGCCTCCAAGGTGCTGCGCGAGGGCTGGGACGCCAACAACCTCGACACCGAGGCACCTCTCCTGCACAAGGAGACGATGATCCTGGGCCGCGGGGTCGTCACCGTGGGCACCAACCCGGACGACGCCGCACACCCGCTGATCACCGTGGAGCCGTCCCGGCAGATGGTCGCGGTCGTGGAAGCGCGCCGGCGTCGGATGATGGGGCTGCTGCGCTCCTACCGGGAGTGGGACGGGTCCAGGTGCCGCACCCTGTACCTGCCGGACAGCACGATCTGGCTGCAGGGCACCTCGTCGGGGTGGGAGATCACCGACCGCGACGACCACAAGCTCGGGCGCGTGCCCGCGGTGATGTTCCTCAACCGCCGCCGGCCGGGCGACTGGTGGGGCGTCTCGGAGATGGCCGACATCATCCCGCTGACCGACGCCGCCGCGCGGTCGCTGACCAACCTGCAGCTGGCCCAGGAGACGCACAGCGTCCCGACCCGCTACATCTTCGGCGTCGACCCGAAGAAGATGGTCGACCCCAAGACCGGTGAGCCGCTGCCGGTCTGGGAGGCCTACTACACGGCCCTGATGGCGCACGCCAACAAGGACATCAACGCCGGACAGTTCGACGCGGCCGACCTGAAGAACTTCACCGAGACGGTGAACCACTACGGCCAGCTGGTCGCGTCGGTGACCGGCCTGCCGACGCGCTACTTCGTGAACTCCACGGTCAACCCGGCCGCCGAGGGCGCGATCCGCGCCGACGAGTCCCGCCTGGTGAAGAACACCGAGCGCAAGCAGAGCGACTGGGGTGACGCCTGGGGCTGGGTCATGGGCCTGTACGAGCGGTTCCGCACCGGCGAGTGGCTCGCCTCCGACCGGATCCGCACGGAGTGGCACGACGCGGGCACCCCGACCTTCGCGCAGAAGTCGGACGCGATCCAGAAGCTGTCCGGAGGGGTGCAGATCCTCTCCCGCGAGGGCGCTTGGGACGAGCTCGGCTGGTCCGAGCCGCGCAAGGAGAAGGAGCGCCAGTACCTGCAGCGCGAGCGGAACGAGATCCTCGGGCTGGACGAGCCGCCGAAGAACCCCGCCACCCCGCCGGTGGGCGCCCCGCCGAACGACGTGGTCCCGGCCGAGGGCTGACGCACGGTGATCGACGTCTCGATCAGCACCGCGCTGTTCTACGACGCGCTGGTCGCCATCCGGACCAAGAACACCACGGCCGCACGCCGCGTCTGGCACGAGATGTCCGGGCAGTACCTGTCCGAGTCGTGGGCGCGGCTCAAGCCGCTCCTGCTGCAGACGCTGGTGGCCTCGCAGGTCGAGGCGGCGGCTGCCGGCGCGACGTACGGCGCGTTCGCGCTCGCCGAGGAGGGCGTCTGGCAGGCGCCGGAGGCCTTCGTCGACCCGCGCGCGTTCGGCGGCTGGTCGTCGTCGGGCGCGCAGCTCGCCGGGACGCTCGACACCGCGCTGGTGACCACGAAGGAAGCGATCGGCGCTGGCCTGACCGTCCCGCAGGCTCTGGAGCGCGGCTGGACGGCCCTGTCGGGCATCGTCGGGCTGCAGATCAGCGACGCCGGCCGCGTGGCCGCCGGGGCGGACCTGGCATCCCGCCGCGGCGTCGGGTACGTGCGGATGCTGAACCCGCCGTCGTGCTCCCGGTGCGTGGTGCTGGCCGGGAAGTGGTTCCGCTGGAACGAAGGGTTCCGCCGGCACCCGCGCTGCGACTGCGTGCACCGGCCGTCCACGGCAGGGTCCCTCGACGGCGCTCGCCGCGAAGGCCTGGTCGACGACCCCTACGACTACTTCCGTGGCCTCGACAGGACCGCGCAGGACCGCGTGTTCGGCGCGGCACAGGCACAGGCGATCCGCGACGGCGCCGACATCTACCAGGTCATCAACTCCGCGCGCGGCCGCGTCGGCGCCTTCACCACCGAGGGCACCACCCGGCGCGGCAACGCCGCCTCCGTCCTGCGCGCCCGCCAGCGGCGCATGACCCCGGAGACCATCTACCGACTCAACCCGAAGCGCGAGGACGCCCTGAAGGCGCTGCGCGACCAGGGCTACATCCTGCCCGGCGGGCAGGTTCCCGGCGGGTCGCTGCGCGGCGCCCGGTACGAGGGCTTCGGGCAGATGGGTCGGGGCGGTACCCGCAAGGCCGCCTCCCAGGCCATCGAGGAAGCCCGCCGCACCGGCGTCCGCAACCCGGGCAGCCGCTACACGATGACGGCCGCCGAGCGGCGCCTGCACGACGCTGAGCAGCGTTACCTGGCGGTGCTGCAGGGCTTCAGCCCGTCCAGCTCGCCGCGGTTCGGCAACACGCCTGACCCGACCGGCGCCCTGACCGGCTACGGCCGTTCCGCCGCGAGCGGCCGTACCCGCCCGCCGACGCCGCTCGAGGCGGCTCAGGCCGAGGCGGACTACCGCCGCTGGCTCACCACCGGCGGCCAGATCTTCCAGTGACTTCCCCGTCGTGCGACGCGACGGCGGACCACCACCGAGCGACTCGGAGATATCACCATGCACGCACGCACCCGCCGCCTGCCGATCCTCGCCACCCCTGGCATGGACCCCCGCTTCACGCGGCTCCGGTTCCACTCCCAGGACC